ATCTCGTATGTAAAGTTTTCTTCGTTGTATATATTTATACGTTCTTTAAGGTGATTGAGAGTATGATTGTTACATTGTAAGTCATCTGATATATCAAATAACCTCATCTCTGTTTTACCGTCAGCCTTACGAAGTCCTCTACCTATAGATTGAAGGTTTCTGATTCGACTTTTACTTGGGGATGCGAAGACAATATTGTCTATTCGTTTGATGTTAACACCTGTAGAGAAAGTTCCGTATGATGCTAGTATGACGTTATTGTCACTTCTCTCTACTATTTCTCTAACTGCTTCTCGGTCTTCTACATCTGTCCCACCATTGACATAGTGGAGCGTTCCCTTTCTTCGTGTGACCATGGGGTTGAACATTTCCCATAGTGGTTGTCCATGTTTCTCAATGTATTGAAATAGTACTAGGGTATTACCTTTCAGTGACCCCACAAGATTAGTTATGAAATGATTTCTTTCTTGGTGTGATACTAGATAATCCATCTCATCTTGGTATGACATTTTTTTCTGTTTAGTATGACGAAGTATGACACATTCTATTTTTAAATTTGCAATCGTTCCCGAATCCATCAACTCCTTTGTGCTTATGACCTTTTTGACAGGGCCGAATAAACCTTCTAGTTGTAGTCTGTGTACTTCTGTTCCGTCCAGTGTACCAGTACATCCAATACGTACAGCAGTAGTCTTCATCTTTTCAAGTATACCTTTCAGTACATTTGCTTTGAATAGATGAGCTTCGTCTCCTATTACAACATCGAATGATTGCATTACTTCCTTTGGTGCTTTACTGAATGACTGCCATGTGGTAACTGTGATTGGTGCATCGAAAACTTCTTGACCATGATAGATTTTACAGATAGGGTCTTTGTATCCGTAGTCTTTAAAATCCTTAGTCATCTGTTCCACTAATGATGTGGTGGGTACGATGATGACTGTCTTAGAGTCATAGTATCTTGCAAGTAAATAAATGATTAGAGACTTACCACTTGCAGTGGGTGATAATAATAGTTGCCTACCATATTGAACTGCAGTTTTAAAAGCTTCTAACTGGTAATCTCTTGGTGCAAATGGAAGGTCTAATATACTAATCCAATCTTCTATTGATATCGGCCCGTTGTTTCTTTCCTTCTTACCAATAACATCTTGAATACCTTCAAACTCGTAACCTCGTTCTCTGCAGAACTCATCTACGTATGGAAGTAACCCAATATAAATCTTGTGTGTTTTGATTGAGAAAAGATATACTTTACCGTCCCACCATTTGTTTTTATAACTTGGCATGAACTTTGCGTTCGGTACAGCAAAGGAAAAATAGTCGTGAAGGTCTTTGGCTAGACCATCATCACAGTCTACCCTCATGAAACATTCGTCCACCTTTGATACTGTGACTTTCATTTTATCTGTAAGGATGTCCACAAAACCAGCCAACTAAACTGGTTCGGGTTCCACTGGTGACAGGCGTCACTTGATGGTGTACAAAAGATGGGAACAATAATAATGACCCCTTTTGTTTTGCAGAGTTAGGAATCTGACGGTAGTAATCCCTCATGTCTCTAGTGTAATCTTTTGAAGTAAGTGTGTCCTTTGAACGAACATCTTCTATCCATTGAAAGTTACCACCCTCGTATTCATCGGGGTCTGTCAATTGTATGGACATACTTAACTTTCTAATCATACCATTGTTTTCATACGGTACGTCACCAGCATCTTGATGCCATGTGTAAAACCCACCACGTTCACCTTGTTGTGCATGATATGTTGTATGTTGAAGTGGTTCAGCATATTCTATGTCGACATTCCATCCACTCTGTTTAGAACCCATAGTAACAGCTTGTTCTATCCTTGTCCAAACGTCTCCTAGAAGCTTTCCATGGTCTCCATGTAACCATCTAATATCTGATGCTCTTATGTTATCAACGACTTTACCACCTGCTCCATTGGCTCTTTTATTGATTACCTCAGCATCGGGGTCTAATCCTACTCTTCCACCTTGCCCTACTGCACCTTCCTCTAAATCGAATTCTGCAGCTTTACCATTAATAAATTCAACTTCATCTGAAGTTAAAAGTGAAGGGTATGTGAATAGGTAGTTACGTAAATTCATTATTGACCTGCCATGAATTTTCTCCAATCAATCGTGTTCTTGATTGTTTGGTGTCTCCATGTGATGTTCTGCATACATTCTTTAAGGAAGTCTACAGTAACTTTTAGATACTCAATCTTTGCATTGAGTTGTTGTAAATCTGTATCGGCATTGAAAAAGATGTTCATATCATTCTTCATAATTTTAAGACCATCGAATGGGTCGGGGTTCCAACCTAGTTCCTTTATTCTATCATCATCCATTTTACCATTGAACCACAACCACTTATCTTTAAGTAAAGTATTGTATTGTTCTTGGTATCTTTTGTGAACTAGTATTTTAGTAGTGAGTAAGTCTTGGTATTTTGCATGAAGCTTAGGTACTTCTAAGGATGCAGTATCCAATTCAATGTCATCTATTTCACAGTCACTTGCCCACTGGGCTTTCAATTCTTCTAAAGTCATAATAATATTATATCACGAAAACGTGAATCTAACTAGTGGTTTCTATGTCGTAGTAAGTAAATTTAAACTCAATAGTTGCAACCACAGATTCACCATCTGCACCCGATTCAAACTCTAATCCACTTAGACCGATTGGAAAGCAGTCATGGAATCTAAAGTATCTATTGGGTATGTTTTTGTTTGTTGTTGTAATAAGAGTGATATCAGATACTTCTGAGCCTGCATCTCCCTTATCCGAAGACGTTCCTATTAGATTTCTACTGGTACCAACATAGGTCTCATAATCTTTAGGGTCTTTAATTGGTACAATTGCATTCATCCATTCGTACACTTCTTTGAAGTTCTCTAGGTCTTCATCCACCAAGAAGTCTACAGATAGATTTTCAAATGTAACTTTGTCGCCTGGAAAATATGCATCCAACCCAACCCCAGCACCGTGTGCTAATTCTGAGAATGACACGCCTGGAATATTACACTTCTTGACAAAGTATTCTGCAGTTGGTATCCTATCAATAAGAAGTCTAAAGTTGTTCTTATTGAGAAGAGATTTGTTGATATCACCCATGGACTCTTGTTATCCGTTTGTTAGTAGTGATGTCGTGATAATCGTCACCCCTATACTCTCTTGTTGTAGTTTCTTCACATAGATATCCTTCTTGGATATAAGTGGTTACAGTTTTTCTAGAGATTACATTTGTGTTCTCTCGACCTTGTGGAAATGTTTTTGCTTCCCATGGGCCCTCTAAAACTTGTACACTCTTTTCATAATTTGACATATTGTTCTCCGTATATACTTATTTAGGTGTTTTGATATGCCAGAACCTACGGAAGTGAACATAATTTGGTGGTATTGATGCAAACTTACATGCCTTATTTGGATTCTTAGGATGCACATCTTCCAGTGTCCAACTGTATACGTCTCTTCTATAGACTTCGTTAGGTATGATTATACCAAAGTCATTATCCAAATCTTCATCATCATATCTTGCGTATATCTTACCTATCTCATCTAAGTATTCTTCTACATGTGTATCATTAAATGAAGCTTCCCACTGGTCGAACCCATTAAAGACTCTACAATTTCTCTTCTTTGCTTCGCCTGGAGCTCCATGTACAGCAGACATCTTTTCTTGTCTAAACCATGGTGCCGGCATTGGTAATGTATTGACTGCAGTCTCTAAAAACATTTCATCAGTATGATTAAATGCTCTTCTCAAATCATCGTAGATATTTTTAACGTGATACAGAGTACCAAAGTGAATAATCAAATCCCACTTTCTTCTGAACGACCATTCTTCATTATGATTGATACATAACTTCTCTGAGTCTGTGTCTATTGAATCTAATAATTCCTGTCTTGCATCTGCATAGGATACAGTTGCACCTAACTTTTCAAAGTGTCTACCAATTAGTCCATGTGCAGTTCCTAGTTCTAGGATAGTCTTCCCATCAAACCAATCTTCACCTTTACAATCGATAACCTTTTTAACTCGTGCTTCCGTTGGAAGGTACATTGTGTGTTCGTCATCTGTGATTGGATTCTTCCATTTAAAGAAACCTTCCAACCCCTCACCATACTTAATCATCTTCATACAGGTATTTATCGCCAAAAAAAACCCCTCGTGAGAGGGGTTTTAGTATTCCAATTAAGGAATGAGAACCTAAGTTCCTTACAGAATGTTAGACACTGCCATCTTTCTGTAGTACTGGTTAGTTCCATTGGATGCAAGTCCGTCAGCAGGTACATTACCTACGAATGGATTTGAAACCATACCATATCTAGTTTTGAAACCGATTTTTGGTTGGAATGTGTTCTCACCTACTGCACGAACCATTTGTAATGGAACGTATGGGCAATAGAAAAGACCAGCATCATAAGGGTTAGTTCCTCTATAACCTACTGTTAAGTAGTCAACACCAGCATATGGGTCAACATATACTTTAACTCTTCCGTTTAGAAGACCAGCAAAAGTATTACCAGTATCGTCAACGTTTAAGTTTGTGTTAAGAGCAGGAGTGTAATCTAATACACCTGCCATTGAAAGAGCAGAAGCTACATCACTTGAACAAAGGATAAAGTTACCTTTTCCTCTTCTTGTATCTTTAGCGATGAAGTTTGATTCTCTTTCGATTTGGAACAATAATCCTTTGAATTTCTCAACAGACCATCTACCGTTAGCATCAACATCTAAGTTGAAAGTACCTGCTGAAGCTGTTGAAGCTGCACCAGTTTTTGCTTGTAAGTTAACATTTCTGATAACTTCACGGTTGATTTCTGCAAGAATTTCTGATGAAAGAATATTTGCAAGTTCTGATTCTGCGTCAAGACCGTGGATTGCTTTGAGGTCTTGTGCAAGTTCGAGTGTGTACTCAGCTTTTAATGCTCTGGATTTAGCAGTGACAGTAGCTTTCTCGATTGAGAATGCCATCTCTGCAAAGTGATTTCCTGCTGCATCACCTAATGCTTCAGCAGAAGCAGTACTCATACCACCACTTGTAGTGGATGCGTATGAAGGAGATGATGTGTCGAAAGGGTCACCTATTGGGTCTGAACCTAGTGAAGTACCTGTTCCTTGAGGAGATGCAGAGTAATCAGTTCTTGCTTCGTTATGAAGTGCTTCTGATTTTGCAGCTCTATCGGCGTCAGTATCATCGTTATATCTTGCTTTCATAGCAAAGATAAGTCCAGTTGGGCCTGTCATTGGTTGAACACCACAAATGTCGTATGCAACGAGATTTGGCATAGCACGTCTTACTAATGAAATCAAAATAGGATTCCAGTTTGCAACCGCGCTTCCAGTAGCATTTAAAGGTGCTGCTTCTTCCAAGTTTCCTTGCTCTTCGAAAAGGGCCTTCTCTTGGTTTTCAAGAATAACAGCAGTAACAGCACGCTTGTAGTTGTCTTCGATTTTTGGCAAATCGGAGTGTTCTAGAATTGGCTCCCACTTTTCTTGTAAGTTTTCTGATAAAAACATTTTATTTTTCCTTTAAATTTAACCTAATGGTTTTAGTTTAGTTATTGCTTGAGTGTACTGTTGCATGTCGGGAGCAAGTAGTGGTTCTTTCTTTTCAGAAAGTTCCCCTGTTCCTTCTTCTACAATAGTATCCTCAACTAGTTTATCACTCTCTTTTGGAAAGTAAGCTTCAGCGATTTCTGCAATCTTCTCAGCGAAGTCTGCTTCATCTTTGAAGTCTACACCATTAGATAATGATTCTAGCTTCTCTTTTTGTGACTCGGACAAACTGTCACCAGCTGCCTTAACCACGTTACTTCTCTTGAGGGCATCTAACTCTTCTGTGACATCAATATTTTTACTGACTTCACCATCAAGCTTTTGCTCCATCTCATCGAGACGATTTGCGAGTTCATCGATAACGTTGTACTTATCTTCTGGCACGTCAACATAGTGTTCTGTGAACAATGTTTTCAAACCATCGATGAAGTTCTCTGTCATCTCTGCTCTCAATCCTCTTTCTATTGCAAGTTCGTTTTCTTTCGTCCACTCGTCTGCAACATATGAAAGATATTTGTCAACGCCTTCCGCAAGGTCAGCTTTGACTTTTTCCACTGAGGATTTTAATTCTTCTGAATATTGGGTTTCTAAAGACTCTTTAATCTCTTCTATTTTAGATGAGACTGCAGCCTTGAAGATAGTTCTTGCTTTCTCAGCACTTTCTTCCGAAAGGTCTAGTGCTTCAGAGATTTTAGATAGGTCGTCTTCTACTTCAATCTCGACTAGGTTTGCTTCGAGCTCTGCAGAAGTTTCTTCGTCAACGATTTCCTCTTTGACTTCTTCTTCCTCTTCTTCTTTTTCAGACCACTTTTCAGCAAGTTCTGCAACTGCTTCTTCGTCCATAGACTTTAGTGATTCTACAATTTTTCTAGCTACTTCTGCTTTAGTCAAGGTCTCGTCAACTTCGTCTTCTGATATAGAACTGAATCTACTTTGAAGTTCTTCCTTAGTCATTTCCTTCATGTTGTTGACGATAGCTTTGATTGATTCCATTTTTGTTGCCTTAACAACATCTTTAGACTCTTCTTCTTCTGAAACTTTTGCAAGTTTAGGTTGACTGTCACCTTTTCCAGCATTCTTTTGATGTGCATCACCACTAACTGGTTTCACATTTTCTGCTTTCTTCTGTGCATCAACTGCTTTGTCAACAGGATTTTCTTCGGGTTTGACGACTTCAGCTTTACCGCTTTCGATTTTCTCGGCATCTGATGAACCTTGCTTAACAGGTTTCGCGTCACCTTTTTGAGCACCATCTGTAGGTTGCTTCTCTTCAGAAACTTCTACTTCTGTACTTTCTAGGTTATTTTCTAACTCTGCCATGTTTTTCTCCTGTTTGAGTTTACTTTTTTATTTATATGTTATAGGCTTTCAACAAACCTTTTCCATAGATTTAACTTGGTTTCTTCCAATTTATTCAGTTTAGCACCCCTTAATTCGGTTCGCATCTTCTCTGAATCAACTGCTTTCAATATACCATTAGACATAATCCACTCTACACCTTCGTATATACCTTCAACGAAGGCCTCGGGTGCAGAAGGGTCTGCAACTATATCGGCTGCTGTTGCTAATTGAAAGTCCCCTTTTACGTATTGAGCTCCACCTTTTTCTTCCAAGGAACCTAATCCTCTAGATGATACTCCTAGTTTGGCACCGTCATCAATCAAATTTCTTACGATTTGACCGTTTGGTGTGCTCAAAATCTTTGCACGTCCCACATAATTGTTACCATCTTCTTCTAAAGATGTGATTAAGTGTGACACTTTGTCAAGATTAATAGTCGGGCCCTCGGGATGTCCGAGTTCTCCAAATGCTCTATCTTTCTCAACGAATTCTTTTCTGTAACGGTTTACTTCTTTTTCCATTATCTCTTTAGGATATACACGTCCGTTACGGTTCTTAATTTCAGACTGCATGAAAACACCTTCGATGAAGTATTCCTTCTGTCCCTTTGCGTTTTCTTCGATGACAACTGGTGTCATTTGATAATCGTTATACTCTGATATTAATTTCATGTATTATTTCCTCTATGTTTATTCCTTCTTCAGACATGTTTGACATAATCTTTCTAATGTCTTTCATCTCTTTTTCAGCAGATTTCAAATCTTTGTAAGGTGAATCACCACTAAACAAATTCCCATCCATATAAACATCTACTTTATTTCTTTTGTTCTGTACAAAAGAAACTGAAACTTTCTTTCCACCAATCTTTAAAACATCAACCTTGAGCTCCTTTGAACCACTAGGCAATTTTAGTTTTGCCTCGTTCAACTCAGATTGTACTGTTCTAAATGACTTCACCTTACTCTCCTGTAGGTTCCTGTGGTGTATCCATCCAGTCGACTTGAGCATTAACTCTCTTCATGTCTACTGCATCTGCAGCTGCTTTCTTAATTCCATCACCGATAGAACCTTTTGCAGCTTCAAGTTGACCTGCTTCTATTTGGTCAACGATTTGTTTTGATATTTCACTACTCATAATTTACTCCTAAAAACCACCGAAGTCGTCATCGTCTTCGTTACCACCCTCTTCATTGCCACCTTCATCTTTAATCTGTTGGTCAATGATACGGATATCTTCTTCTGTCTGTCTCAGTATATACTTTCTAACATACTCGTCTGAATAGTATTTACCAACATAGTCAGCTGCCTGTGAGAGAGTATCTAGTCTCTCTCTTAAAATCTCTGCATCCTTCAACTCTGTAAAATGGTTGTCGGTTGCATAATCATACAAGAGAAAGTCCTTGAATTTATCGAACTCTTCTCCTGTTACAATTTCCTTAAGTACTAATTGTGTCTTAAGAATATCTGTAAAAACTCTTCCAAACTTCTTCTGAAGTCTGTTTGTGAACTTATTAAACTTAAGTTCATCTCTAGAAATCTCTGAAGCACGACCCATGTTAAACCCATTGTCTGCTTCCATTCTAGATGAAGGTACATTTAGAGACTGATATAACTTCTTCTTGAAGTATTCGATATCATCTATATCTGCTAGGTTTTGTCCGCCTGGCAATGTAGTAATCTCTGTTCCTCTACCACCTTCTCTTCTAGGCAACCAAAAATCTTCCAACATACTCATATGTTTTCTATCATCTTTGATTTCACCTGTATCTGCATTGTAAACCAACTTGTTCTTGTATCGGTTCATTACATCAGCAAGATACTGTTCTGCTTTTGCTTTCGGAAGGTTACCTACGTCAATGTAGAATATTCTTCTTTCGGGAGCTCTTGATATCCTATAGATAACAAGTGCATCTTCCATCATTGATAACTGATTTGCAGTCTTCAATGCCTTGTGCAGATACCCGATGACTACGTTCTTAGTGTAGTCAAGTAATCCCGAAGTCGTATAAGTAACTGCCTCGGGTGCAATTCGTACAGTGTTTCCTTCCGCTGCACTGGATTTATCAAAACCCTTATCATTGAAAACGAAAAACTCTTCTATCGCTGAAATCCTTTCGACCTTAGTCTTGGGGTCTCTTTCTTTCTCAATGTTTCTGACCTTCTTAATTTTAATAGGGTCAATGTTTCTTAGGTCTACTATACCACCTTTAGGTTTTTTAGCGTCAACGACCTTATGGAAGTATACCCTTCCATCTACGTACCATTTTCGGAAAATTTCATGAGAGTTCTGATTGAACTTCATCATTGATAGGATGTTGTAAAACTCGTTTTGTATCTTTGTTTTGATACTATCAGAGAGTTTAACATCTCTGAGGTCGAGTGTGATTATCCTATCAGAACTATCCGATGTGATACACTCATTAACTATATCTTCGATTGCAGAATCACATTCTGGCACCAAAGATACTTCACGATATCTACGAATGAGTTCTGCCTCATTCTTGATACCACCTTCCATGTCGATGTAAGCACCGTATGCTCCACCACCCACGAAACCACTTTGTTGTTGAATGACGGGCGTACCGTCATCGTCAACTGGTGGAACGAAAGAAGGTGCCTTCGGCAACTCCTTCGCTCTTAGTTCATCCTTTTTACGGGATATTTCAAATCCTAAAAATTCCATACTATTATTTATACCACCTAAAAGTGGTGTTATTCACTGTTCTTAAAGAACTCTTTCCCAGTGAGAGAAGGTTAAATCAACTGTAAATTCCTCTACTGCATCTACTGTGTCATAACCTAATGTTATTTCACCGATGTTTTTAGGGAACATGTTGAAGAACTCATATCTCGCTAGTACAGAGTCGTCTTTGTTTAACTGTTCTACAAACGCTCTACTTAATAAGTAGTCCGTTGTTGTAGCACCTTCACCACTGTCCATTGCTTGAATTTCAGTCTGCCATGCTTCTAGAGCAGTTCTTGCTGAAAATTCCATGTCATTGATGATGGTTATTGACCAGTCTGCAAAAGTACGTTCTCCTGCTAGTTTAAGGTTATGTCCTCTGAAAGGAATGATGACTTCGCCTAAAGTTCCTGCTGGGATGTTTGCACCCTTACACATGAACTCGATATTGTTACCAGCTCTAGGTAGGAATACTCTAAATCGGTTAGCTCTTGGGCCACCACCGACTAGTTGTGCTTTAAATTGGTCTATTGTTGCCATGTTTTATCTCCTTAAACTGCACCATATATTTCACTAAACTC